AATATCGTTCGCAAGGTAGATAATTATAACTTTTATATCATTTATTATATTTTTTTTATTATATTTACTATATGTTAGTTTATATTGCAATAAATAAAATAAATGGTAAAAAATATATTGGATATACCACTAAAACGCTGAATGAAAGAATAAAAATTCACGTATATAAGGCTCATAGTAAATCATCAAAACATTATAATTATAATTTTCAAAGAGCCATAAGAAAGTATTCTATAGATAATTTCACATGGGAAGTTTTATGTTATTGTTGCAATAAAGAAGAATGCATTAGAGAAGAAATTGAATATATTAAACGCTACAATTCCATCTCTCCTAATGGTTATAATTTAACTAATGGTGGTGAAGGTGGCTTGCAATCACAAGAAACTAGAAAAAAAATATCAGAATCCATTAAAAAATATAATAAATTAAATCCTAATAGGCATAATAGAATGCTTAATATGTCAGCTGAAACTAGAAAAAATGTAGCTCAAAAAGCTTGGATTACAAAAAGAAAAAATGGATATAAAGCACCATTAGGTTTTAAGATGAGTGACTCATCAAAACAAAAGATGAGTTTTACTAAAAATAAAAAAAATAAATGCAATTGGATTAATATTTTAAGTGGCGAAATTGTTTGTAAATCACTTACAGATATGTCAAAATATACAGGATTAAGTATAGGCGTATTTAATCATCTCAAACAAGGTAGGCAACAAAAAACTAAATGCGGGTGGAGGTTTTACATAAAATAAAATATAGATTTTTTTAGTAAATTTGTTGCATGAAAGTAAATAATTATCCAGTTAAGACACCTGAAGCAGGTGACAAACTATTTGGAAGCAATTCAAGTGGTGATCAAGTGCAGTTTGATATGACTGATTTTGGTGGTGTTATATTTCAGTATGAAATTGGTGAGTATGTTGAGGATGAAGGTGGAGTTATATTTCACAGATATATTGATAATGGTGTTCAGCATTATTTAGTTGTTGATACAACAAATTTAAGTACAAGTTCAATTTGGAGTAATGTTGATTCAATACAAATAGGTCCTACAGCTCAAAGCACTTGGAATGGATTATCTAATTCAAATGCAATAGTAGGACAAGCTGGGTTTACATCTGGTGCTGCAAAATTGTGTTTAGATTCAACAAATAATGGCAAATCAGATTGGTATTTACCTGCAATTGATGAATTAAATTTATTATATAATAATAGATTTAATTTAAATAGAACTTTGTCAGGAAATTCATCCGCTGGAAATATAAGTGGTGCTACTCAAATTGTATATGATAGATATTGGAGTAGTTCGGAGTTCAGCAGCGACCTCGCGTGGTTCTTCGCCTTCAACAATGGAACTGCCGATGGCAGCTATAAGGACGAAACTTACAATGTTCTCGCAATAAGAAAATTTAGTATATAATTACTATATTTGCAATATAAAAATTTAATAAAATGAAAAAAATAGAACAAGACGAGCTGTCAAAATTGACAGAACTAAACAAAAGCTTTAGAGATTTAAAATTTCAAGTTGCTGACATTGAACTTTCTCTTGAAAGATTAAAAAAACAAAAGTCTGCTACATTATCAAGCCTAGAGACATCTGCTCACGACCTATCAAAATATCAAGAAGATATTATTGCTAAGTATGGTGATATAACCATTAACTTACAAACAGGTGAATATCATTAGAAAAATATCAATCGGTCCTGATTACATGAAATCAATGAACTATACTACTGGACAGGAAGTTCTTGATAAGAGTTATTCTATTTATCAAATAATAAGAAATGATGATGGAATAAAACTTTACATCATTAAAGAGGATGAAATTGTTTTATGGAAAGAGTTTTCAAATACCGTTCCTGTATCAATTGAATATAATATAAATTTCTAATGAAATCACCATACTGTTTTATCATCAAGGCTGTTGATGGTAGGAGGTATGACAATATAAGAACTTACGGAAATACCGAGTTTATTATAAGTGCCTCCCAAGAAGATCATACTGTATCAAATAGATTTGCAGAAGTAATATCTGTTCCAATTTATTATAATGGACCAATAGTACCTGGAGATATTGTTGTAGTGCATCACAATGTTTTTAAGTTTTACTATGATATGCGAGGACGACAAAAGAGTAGTTGGCATCACTTAAAGGACGACCTGTTTATTGTTGAACCAGAACAAGTATATCTATACTCTAAAGACAAAAACCTTTGGAGCGCACCATCTCCATTTGTTTTTGTTAGACCTATACCATCTGAAGATAAAATATTTAGCCCTATAAATGGGCTTGAGGAGTTGTGGGGGGAATTGGTATTTAAGAATGATGAATTAGATGAGGTAGAGATTGGTGATATTGTATCGTTTACTCCAGATAGTGAATATGAATTTAGAATAAATAATGAAATTCTTTACAGAATGTACAATCGAAATATATGTCTAAAAAAATAGAGATATTAGAGGCAGCAAAGGTTGCCATTGATGAATTGATAAAGGTATTAAAAGAGCCTATTATCACTAGGTCTGAAGATGACATATCTGCTGACAAGTTAAAGAACGCTGCGTCAGCTAAAAGATTGGCATTTGAAGATGCTTTGAATATGTTATCTAAGATTGAAGAAGAAGAGAATAAAAGTAGCGATTCACAGATTCCTACGATAAACGTAGGAAATGGTGGATTCGCAGAAGGCAAAGCGAAAAAGAAATAACATTAAATACTTTTTGCAAAAGCATATATAAATGGAAAATAATCTTTACAAAATACTTGACGATCATATCACAAAAAATGTGATAACTACAAAAAATAGATTCAAGAGTTGGGAGTATGGATACAATAAAGATTATGATGTTGTTGTCATATCAAAAGACGGAACTATTGGTGAGATATATGAGATTAATAGTGTAAAGATAGCTTTACCGTCTAGGCCTGACAAAGTTGCTAATTATGAAAACAAATGGGTAGCACAAGAATATCCAACTGAATTGCAAAAAATTAAAACAATATTTGATTGGAATAGAAGAGATAATGCTTTTAAGTCAAAATATGTTGACTTAATTGAAGGCGAATTTGACAAAAGGGAGAATGGATATTGGTTCATAAATAATGGTGTGCCTACATACATGACAGGAACGCATTATATGTATTTACAATGGACAAAGATCGACATTGGTTTGCCTGACTTCCGAGAATCAAATAGAATATTTTATATATATTGGGAGGCATGTAAGGCTGACAGTAGATCTTTTGGAATGGGTTATTTAAAGAATAGGCGTTCTGGATTTTCATTTATGTCAAGTGCTGAAATAAGCAATACAGGTACAATAGTTAGGGATTCGAGAATTGGTATATTATCAAAAACTGGTAGTGATGCCAAGAAGATGTTTACGGATAAAGTTGTTCCAATTGTAAGAAACTATCCATTTTTCTTTAAGCCAATTCAGGATGGTATGGATAATCCTAAGACTGAGTTGGCGTTTCGCGTTCCTGCTAGTAAGATTACTCGTAAGAATATGGACCAAGAAAATCAAGATGATATTGATGGGCTTGATACAACAATTGACTGGAAGAACACAGCTGACAATAGTTATGATGGTGAGAAGTTATTAATGCTTGTACATGATGAATCAGGAAAATGGGAGAAGCCTGAAAACATATTAAATAACTGGCGAGTAACAAAAACTTGTTTAAGGCTAGGTAGTAAAATTGTTGGCAAGTGCATGATGGGATCAACATCAAATGCTTTGAATAAAGGAGGTGAGAATTTCAAGAAATTGTATAATGATAGTGATCCAAGAACAAGATCTGCCAATGGTCAAACAAAAAGTGGATTATATTCATTATTTATTCCAATGGAATGGAATATTGAAGGATATATAGACGAGTTTGGTTGGCCTGTATTTGAAGATCCTAAAAAACCGATAATTGGTATTGATGGGGAAATGATAACGCAAGGCGTTATTACTTGGTGGAATAATGAAGTAGCTGCATTAAAAAGTGATTCTGATGCATTGAATGAATTTTACCGACAATTTCCTAGAACTGAATCTCACGCATTTAGAGATGAGTCAAAGCAGTCTGTATTTAACTTAACAAAGATATATCAGCAGATTGACTATAATGATTCACTTATAAAAGATCATGTACTTACAAGAGGTTATTTTCATTGGAAGAATGGTATAAAAGATAGCGAGGTTATTTGGACTCCAGACAAGAATGGTAGATTTTTAGTTTCTTGGATTCCTAATGGTAAGTTACGAAATAATGTTATAACTAGAGGAGGCAAAAAGTTTCCTGGCAATGAACATTTAGGAGCTTTTGGATGCGACCCTTATGATATATCTGGAGTAGTTGGTGGTGGCGGATCTAATGGAGCTTTGCATGGAATGACTAAATTCCACATGGAGGAAGCTCCAACTAATGAGTTCTTTTTAGAGTATATTGCAAGACCTCAGACAGCTGAGATATTTTTTGAAGATGTATTAATGGCTTGTGTATTTTACGGTATGCCAATTTTAGCTGAGAATAACAAAGCTAGATTATTATATCACTTTAAAAATAGAGGGTACAGGGCTTTCTCAATGAATAGACCTGACAAACACAAAACAAAACTATCTAAAACTGAAATAGAAATAGGTGGTATACCTAACTCATCTGAAGATGTAAGACAGGCTCATGCATCAGCCATTGAAACATATATTGAGGAATATGTAGGTCTTGATACCGAAGGAACATACAGAGATAATGATTGCATGGGATCAATGTATTTCACAAAGACATTAGAAGATTGGGCTAGATTTGATCCTAGCAATAGAACAAAACACGATGCTTCTATTAGTTCAGGCCTAGCTATTATGGCTACACGTAAGCATTTGTTTGAAGTAGAGAAAAAGGAATCAAAAATAAGTATTAAATTTGTAAAATACGACAATCGTGGAATTAGAAGCGAAATATTAAAATAATGGAGAAATTATCAGTTGTAATTTATCAATCACCCTTTCCAAACCAAATGGCTAGCGATGAAGAAAAATCTACCGTTGAATATGGTTTGAAAGTTGCAAAATCAATTGAGGGTGAGTGGTTTAAACGTAAAGCAAATACATGTCGGTTCTATGATCAGTGGGGTGAATTCCATCGTTTAAGATTATATGCAAGAGGTGAACAACCTGTACAAAAATATAAAGATGAATTAGCTGTAAATGGAGATATGTCTATGTTAAATTTAGACTGGACTCCAATTCCTATTATACCCAAATTCGTTGACATTGTTGTTAATGGAATGAATGATAGGCTTTTTACTATCAAGGCTGAATCGCAAGATGTTATGTCTGCTGAAAAGAAAAACATATTTCAAGATATGATTGAAGCTGACATGGTAGCAAAAGATTTTTTGCAAATGACAAAAGATCAGTTTGGTATTGATGCATTTAATGTTAATCCTGATGAGCTTCCTGAAAATGATGAAGAATTGTCATTATA